ATATCGCCAAGCCGGAACACCTGGGCAGCTGGATGCAGCCAGGTAAAGAGCTGGCCGCCAAAGTGGCGCAGAAGTACACCGGCTACGTGGCGGCGCGCGGCGCTGCTGGTAAGTTCGTCGTCAAGGACGCGGCGGGCCAGATGGTTGGCACCTTCACCGGCAACAAGGCCGAGGCCGAAGCGGAAGCGGCTCGCCTGAACGATGGCGGGGATATCGCCAAGCCGGAACACCTGGGCCAGCGGGATGCGGGCAACAACGACCAGGCCGACGATGGCGACGACGCAGGTAATGACACCGACCTGCCGGACGCTTGATCAACAGCAACAACCCTCAGGGCCCTTCGGGGCCCTTTTCTTTTTCTGAGGTTCCCGAATGTCCAGCGACGTAGAGATCTGCAACATCGCGTTGTCGCGGGTTGCTTACACCCAGCCAATCGTGTCGTTCACGGAAAAGAGCAAGGCCGCTGAACTGTGCCGGGTGTTTTATGGCCCGCTGCGTGAACTGGTGCTGCAGGCGTTCCCCTGGCCATTCGCGGAATCCATTGTTGCTCTGGCCAGCCTGGGCAGTCCTGCGCCGGGCTGGGCCTACCGTTATCGCTACCCGTCAGACTGTTTGCAGGTGCGAGACATCGTGCAGCCAGGTTGGCGTCGGGCGCTGTCAATCGACCAGCAGATCCCATTCAAGATTGGGTATGACGCCGGCGGTCGTGTGATTCACACCGATCAGCCCGAGGCTGCATGCCGCTTTACCTTCAAGGTCCAGGACTCAACGTTCTTTGACCCGCAGTTCGCTGACGCGCTGGCTTGGCGTTTGGCAATGGATCTGGCGTTGCCGCTCAGCTCCAAACCAGACCTCCAGCAGTTTGCGGCTCAGCAATATCAGATGGCCCTGACGCTGGCCGAGGGTTCTGCCTTCGAAGAGTCCCAGGACGATGTTGAGCCCGAGTCTGAATTTATTACGGTGCGAGCATGAGCGGAGTACTTCAACCGACGTTCGCGGCGGGCGAGCTGTCGCCATCGGCCAGCGCCCGTACCGATATCGCTCGGTACTACACCGGCCTGAAATTGTGCCGCAACTTCATGGTGATGCCATATGGCGGCGTGCGTAACCGGGCTGGCACTCGCCTGGTTGCCGAGGTCAAGGATTCGACCAAGCTTTGCCGGTTGATCCCGTTCCAGTTCAACGACGTGCAGACCTACGTGCTGGCGTTCGGCGACCTGAACATGCGGGTTATCAAGGATGGCGGGCAGGTCTTATACAGCTCAGGCCCAAACATTGGTCAGCCCTTCGAACTGGCGCTGCCATACACACAGAACGATCTGGCCTTGCTGAATTTCACCCAGTCCGCCGACGTGATGACGTTCGCGCAGCCTACCTATAAGCCCCGTGAGTTGAACCGCTTGGCCCACGACAACTGGACCACAGCCGAAATCAACCTGGCCCCGCGTATTGCTGCTCCAGCATCTGCCACGGCAGTCACTGGCGGCGGCACCGGAGTTGCCCAGACGTGGCGTTACCAGGTAACGGCGGTGCTGGATGACGGCAACACGCTGGACGAATCGCTGCCGGCCACTTCCAACCCAATCACCAGCCATGCCGACGTTGCCTCGGCCACTATCACCTGGGCGGCGGTCACCGGTGCGACCTACTACATCGTCTACAAGGACAACGCTGGCGCAGGGATCTACGGGTTTATTGGCCGCGCCACCGGCACTACCTTCACCGATCAGAACATCACCGCAGTCAAGACCGACACGCCACCGAACGGCAATGACCCATTCGTGGGTACCGGCAATTACCCTGGCGCCGTGGTGTATTACCAGCAGCGCCTGATATTCGCCGGCAGCGATTTGAAGCCGCAGACGGTATGGACCAGCAAGACCGGCTTGTTCAAGAACTTCGGTTACTCGGTGCCGAACAAGGATGATGACGCCATCACCTTCACCCTGAGCAGCAACAAGGTGAACCGCGTGCGCCACCTGCTGGGCCTGCGCAAGTTGATTGCGCTCACCACTGGTGCCGAGTTCACTATCGCCGGCGGCGATACCGGGCTGTCAGCCAAGACCGTCCAGGCAAGCCCTGAGGGTTACGACGGCTCATCAATCGTTCCCCCGGTGGTGGTGGGAAATAGTGCGGTCTATGTCCAGGCACGCGGCAATCGGGTGTCTTCCTTCGGCTACTCCCTGAATGCTGACGGGTTCGCCGCCGATGATCTGACACTGTTCAGCGCGCACCTGTTCAAGGGCAAAGAGCTGACGAACGTTGCATACCAGAAGGTTCCTGATTCGATTGTCTGGTACGTGCGCGATGACGGCGTGCTGCTGGGTATGACCTACGTCCCAGAGCAGCAACTGGTGGGCTGGCACTGGCACGACACGGACGGCTTCATTGAGTCCATCGCCTGCATCCCCGAGGGCCAGGAAGACGTGTTGTACATGGTGGTGCGCCGCAACATCAACGGCGTAGAGAAGCGCTATATCGAACGCATGGCCAGCCGGCAGATCACCAGTATTGAAGATGCGTTCTTCGTCGATTGCGGGCTGACGTACGACGGCCGCAACACTGACACGACCAAGACCTTTACGTTGTCGGGTGGTACTACCTGGGAGTTTCCCGAGGTTGTGACCATGACAGCCGTGGGACATACCCCGTTCACCGCCGGAAGCGTTGGCGTCAACTACTCGCTGAAAGCAGTTGTCACTGACGCGAACGACGATCAGACCACCGAGATAGTGCGGGTTGAGGTGGTTGGGTACACCAGCACCAGCGTGGTTACGGTGAAGCTGCTGATCATCTGCCCTGAATCGCTGCGCGGCGTGCCCGTTTCTAAATGGGCGCGCCAAGTCAAGACGCTATCTGGCCTGGACCACCTTGAGGGTAAGACCGTTTCCATACTTGCTGATGGTAGCGTTCACCCTCAGCGCGTGGTGTCGGGTGGTTCCATTGCGCTGCAAGAGGCTGCCGGTATTGCCCATGTCGGCCTGCAATACACCTCCGACATGGAAACCCTTGATCTTGAGTTGAAAAACGCCAACGAGACGGTCCAGGACAAGAAGATTGCCATCACCGGCCTGACCGTGCGCGTCGAGGAATCGCGGGGCATCTTTGCGGGCAAGGATAAAAACCACCTGTACGAAGTCAAGACCGACCGCGACGAGTACGAGCCGCCCATTGAACTGCTCACCGGTCAGGCTGAAATCCCAATTTCCAATGATTGGCAGGGCAAGGGCAGGGTGTTTATCCGCCAAACCGACCCGCTGCCGTTGTCTGTCCTCGCGGTGATTCCGGAGGTGACCATTGGCGGTCGCTGATGTTTTACCCATTGAGCCCGAAGACATCCCGGCAATCCTGCGAGACGTGCGCCAGGCCGATATCGACGAGATCGTCGAAGGGCTCGGCGTCTCCCTGGAGTCGGAACTGCTGGAAGGCATTAATGACAGCCTGAACGCCCGCAAGATCGTGGTGGACGGACACATCGTCGCCGTGTTCGGCGATGCGGTGCACAGCGTTCTGGGGTCGGTCGGCGTGCCCTGGCTGATCAGCACCACCCACGTAGAGCGCCACGCCCGCGCCTTCCTCAAGGTCTGCAAGCCAGAGGTGCAAGGGATGCTTACCCGCCACCGCCACCTCATCAACTACGTCGACGCCCGCAACACTTCGGCCATTCGCTGGCTGAAATGGCTGGGCTTCGACTTCGGCGAGGCCGTCCCATATGGGCCAAAGCGCCTGCCGTTCTACCCCTTTACGCTGAATCGAGAGGAATAACCCATGTGCTGGATGGCATTGATACCGGTCGCTATCGGCCTGGCGGGCAGCATGATGCAGGCCCAGGGGCAGAAGCAAAACGCTGGGTTCCAGTCGGACATGATGCAGCAGAACGCTGGCTTCAAGCGGCAGACGGCCCAAGAAGTGCTGAATGCCGGCGACACGTCGGCAGACTGGCAGCGAGTGCGCACTGGGCAGGCGATTGGCACCCAGCGCAGCGTGCAGGCCGCCAATGGCATCGACGTCAACAGCGGAAGTGCCGCCCAGATTCAGGACGACACCGCCATGCTCGGCGAGCTGGACGCCCTGACGATCCAGAACAACGCCGCGCGCGAGGCCTACGGCTACCGCGTACAGGCCAGGCAAGACCTGCTCAACGCCAACCAGACCGTGCAGAACGGTAACACCGCAGCCATGGGCTCAATCCTTGGCGGT